TGGTATTGATTAACAAGCGTCCAGCACAAGCCTTACCTTTACCACCAGATCCAGATAAAATAATAATATCACCATTCTTTTGAATAGATATTCCTGCTTCTCCAAGTTTATCTGCTTCAGTTGTTCCACCTAAATCATCAAACTTTATTGTTTGGCCATTAAATAAAACACTATATTGAGTATCAACCTCCTCTTCTGAATTCTTTTCATCATTAGCTGATGCTAGTTCAGCTTTAGTTGCTTCGTCTACTTTAGTCTCAGTCATAATACCTCCTATGGACAATCAATGTAAGAACCAGTTCCAATCTTAGCAGAACCAATCTTAACACGAGCAGCAGGACTCAAGCAAGAGAATGAAGGGACAAACTTTGCACCATATCCTCCACCACCAAGGATCTTAACCTCTGGATAACCATCAAATGTAAGAGATCTATTCTTAATTTGAACACTATAAATTTGACCTTTATTATTAATAAGTGCTTCAGCAACCTTATCATCACCATCAACAAATACTTTTGGTGGAGAAGTATACTCTTGTCCAGGTCTAACCATAGTAAATGAATCAATAATACATTCTAACTCAGCAGTAGCAGGTTTATTAATCTTATAACCAAATCCAGGATTAACTATACGTATCTCTCTGACATATCCTTCTGTATCCAACAAAACTTCTCCTTGTGCTCCATACCCCTCACCAGTTATAAAAGCTTTTGGTGGTTCTGTATAAGGAGTTCCAGGAGATTCAATTGGAGCACTCATAATTCCACCAGACGGATCAGTAACAAAACCTCCTGAAGTTGGTAAAGCAGGAGCATTATCTACTAGATCATTTGTAGACAAATCTTCAATTCTACTAATCTCTTCTTCAGTTAAATCAGCAATATCAGAAGTAATCAAAACACTAACAGATGCTCCTGTACCTGGTATAGAAAATATCAAAGTCTCACTGTCTTCAACAACATCATCCTTTCTTATTCCCACTATCACTTTAGCACTATTATTCTCTATTATAAACATACCAGTTAAATTATTGCTTACAATATCACTTGGAGTAATACCAGAACCAAATAAAGTATAATTCAATGCTGTACCATGAAGAACATTCGTTGTTGTAATTGTATAAGTAACAAACTCACCTTCCTTTACAGATGCCTTATCTGCTGTAACTTCATATGTTGGAAGAGAACTAGCAGCATTGGGAGTAGATGATTGAAATCCCCCTGTAATAAGGGTGGCCGCGGCCGTTGGATTTAAACTTGGAACAGGATTAGATGGAAGTGGAGCTCCAGTACTGGATCCAGGAGCACTTGTTGAAGGAGGAGTGTTAGCAGTGATTGACTGCTCTCTAATAGTACACCTAGCAATATTCTTACTAATAGATGATGTTGCAATATCCTTACCTGGAGTATCAGGAACTATTCTCATATAAAAATCTTCGTTATCATCATCTAAAGAATCAGAAAAAGTTCTAACTTCAATAGTCTTTGATGTTTCTCCAGCAACAAATCCCAAAACACCATCAGATCGTTCATAATCACTACCATGCATTGCAGTACCATCTCTAGTTTTAAAAGTAACACTAGAGATAACATCTGTATATCCACTTCTCATAACAGTAAATACTGCCTTCTCCCCTTCCTTAACAGTAATATCAGAAATGTTATATATTATTTTCCTATCAGTCTGTTGAATACCACCAATAAAATCAACTCTAGTCGTAGCTAAATTAATTCCTTCATTAGTATCATCACAAGTATATTGATTCCAATCTGGTTCTACACCCCACTGTTCTAAATCATTTAATAATCTATCCAAGAAATCCTCACGTTTATCACCAGCACAATCTGTACATACTTTTGTCTTCTTTGAACATTTCGGTCCTGGTCCACTACACTGAATTCCAAGAAGACTTAAAACCTTATTGATTGCTTCACCAATCATATTAAGTGGTTCTGCTACAGCACCAAGAAGACTCTGTAATGGTCCAAGAATACTACTCAACAACTCCTCCATCAAAGACTGAATTTTATTAAGTAAACCACCAATAAACTCATCAACCTGACATACAGTTGATTTATAAAGATTAAACAAATATCCAAATATTACTTCTTCCAACCACGCAGCAAGACGATCACCAAGATCTGCCATCTTACAACCGACTTTTGCCAAGTGATCATTTAAAAATTTAGTTACTGGTGTTAACGAATTACCAGTTTCATTAGGATATATTAAAGCATCTGTTAATAATTTAACTCCTGCTCTAATCTGCTTAACTACAAATCCTTTTATATTAGCAATGAATGTCTTAACAACACGAATTGCCTTGTCAACATAATGTCTTCCAACATCAATAATATCATACAACTCACCAGAAACTATACCAACCAGATATGTCCCTAATTTTCCATTATTGTTCTGTGTCTCTGCCAACATCTCACTAAAGAGATTCTTGAATGTACCTTTAAGATTTGTATCCTTACCACATCTATCAGCTTTCTCAACACAGAAATTAATTCCAACAGCATTGGTTGCTGTATTTTTCCCATACTTCGCTGCAAGAATAACTGATGCTGTAGGAGTTATCTTTTTACCATCTTTTGTTGTGCGTTCTTTACCATCTGTAGCAGGATGTCCTGCATCAGCTGCATTTAATGGTGCTTGCTCTTCATCACCTGCTGCTGGTTGGTCAGCAGCCATCTTATCAGGATCCATGAAGGTAGAAAATGAATTACACCCTTCATCTGCTGTATCCTTTTCAGCGGTCTTTGTTTTTGTAGCATTAGCAGTTCTACCAACACTACCCAATATAACAGGTTGTTGCTTATCATTATCCATGAAGAAGCCAACAACCCAATGACCTGAGCGAAGTTTAGGAGTTACTGAAAACCTACCACCTGGACTGTGAGGATTTGTCACAGGCATCATTGTAGTTGCCCAAGGCAAATCATCATCCTTAACAACCTGACATGACTGTGGATGTAGTCCAACAATCCTCACCTTACATCTACCAGATCCTTTAGGATCCTTTCTACTATCTTTTTCAATCTGCCCTATCCACCAGTTAAAGCCATCGGCTCCAATCTGGTTCACTGGATATAAAGATTGTAAAGAAGAATCAGTCATCGTATATTAAACATTCGGGTTCGTCTGGGTGTTGATCACAAAAGAGTTCAATGCAGTTAGGATCGTGATGATCTCCTGCTTCAATCTCATCGTGGTGGTGCTCTTCATATTCAATTAAATCATGAAGCTCTTCCTCAACATGTCGCCTAGTTTGAGGACTTGTTTGAGGATCATCTAAGATCTCTTTATCTTTAGCAATGTGCTGTTCTATACTTTCCATAAGTACCTTATTTTACATTTGATTCTTGATCTTTGATTCCATAGGAATCTCTAATCAATTGTAGCACAGTATATACACTTTTACCAGGTATGTTGAACTGATGATTGAGGTTTTTAATCAAATATGTGCCACTATGTTCGGGATCCCACACAGCTCTCAGCTCATCATCTGGTTTTTGGTTAGGTATTCTAACCTCAACCTTATCACCTGCACATAATTCTAAGTGTCCTGTTAGAGAAATACTCAACTCCTGATTAAACAATATGCCTAATCGTGAGATACCTTGTGCAAGAAATTGTTTCTGCCAGTCTGGATATGAATTATCTCCATCACCTCCATGCTTATCTTCATTAGAAGCAACCTCTGACCCCATATAATGATTTTCATGATTGACAATGGTAGACATAACCCTTGATGGATATTTACTTAAATACTCTTGACCGCCTCCTAATTTAGTTTGACTGCCCATATGAGCCATATCCTTCCACATATCTGATAATCTATAAACCTGCTCCTCATACTCATGAGTATTTATGTTGAAAAAACAACATAAAGATGAATAAGCACCCTCTCTCATCTTCTTCATTATATTGAGTTCATTACCAAATACTATCTCTTGTATTCTCTTTCTAGATTCTTCTCCACTCTTTGCTCCTTGCATAAAGAAAGGATCTTCCAAATTAACTGGTGGTTTACCATTAAACTCATTATCAGATGAAACTAAACTATCAATTGATCTAAAGACATGACCCTTTCTAGTCTGAAAGAACAAATATCCAGCAGTGCCAGTTGCCTTCGCTGCTATCTCAGGATTAACATCAGTCTTTGTTACTGTTCTTGATGTTTCTGCCCCACCTTTATCAGGAGAATTTTTAGCAGCACCAATCTTACCAGTTCTCTCAGAAACTGTCTTTTGCTGCAACGATCTAATTAATGAGAAAGGAGTCTTCTTTGTTGGTAAAATCTTTATACTTGTTGCTGACTTCTCTGCATCAATTTTTCCTACAGGAACTTTCAAATACTCACTCAACAACTTTTTAACTTGAGCAGATGTGTTTCCTTCAATTATGGTATTAATGCGAACACCCTCATTCCTCAATCCTTCCTCAGAAATAAGGCCTAGAGTATATGTATTCCTTCTTTCTCTTGTAATTCTATTCTGTACTGTCCATACACGAAATGCATATGAGTATGTCTCACCAACAACATCCTCAAACTCCACAACAACCTTTTCAAAACCTTGAATAGGCATAGATGAAATAAGATTCTCCTGGTTATCAACTATAGTCATGGTAGCACCATATGATGGCCAGAAAATATCCTCATGATATTGAAAGGTCACCGCCATACCAAGAAGGTTTGCATAAGGTTTGTTTTCATCTTTTATGCTGTATAATGCAATCTGCTTACATTCACATTCAGATGCATATATCTTTTCATTTGGATCTTCAGCCATAATCTACACTAATGAAGGATATATTACATCAAGTCCAGGATCACCTACATTCATTATATGATTCATTTCTTGAGGTGGTGGAGTGCTTTTAGCATTTTTGCTATTTATCACTATAGGTTCAACCTTTGATATCCTAGTAAGCATCCTCGCAAACTCTCTTTCCTTAGAATTAAGGTTAATAATAGCAGTCCTGTTTGATTGTGGTGCATTTAT